CTGCATTTAGATCATCTCCGTCACGTACAGCGTACCATCAGCAGCGTTACGAATAACAGCTACTTGATCGCCTTCATAAACGTGAACATACTCAACAGCCAACGATGGTAGAAACACATCGCTAGTCGTAGCTGTACCTGAAGTGAGAGTGTAGTGGCAGTCTGTGTCGCTTACAAGACGGAGTACACGACAACCAGCACTGACTGCTGTTGACTGTGCTGACGAAGCTGTAATGCTTACGGTGTCTGTAGAGTTTGGACGTAGGACTTGGATGGGTTTAGAGTTGGAATCAATTGCCATCTTTGACATGGTGTTCTCCTATGGGAATAGAAAGGCGTATAGCCCGAAAGTAGAAAAGCCCCTCCGAAGAGGGGCGATAGAGTTATTAGCCTTGTACAGCCAATACAAAGCCAGTTTCAGGACGTAGTACCTGAGTACCGTAGAGACGGTCAGCAGTGTACAGAGTTCCCAAAAATTCTTGCTTGTACTGAGTCTGTGAACGAACACCAACTTGCTCAGCCATTACCATAGTGTCTTTGTGACCCAAGATAGCTGCACGTACACCTGCTTCTGGAGTTGGGCAGTTGCTGGTTACGTATACGTCAATGCCGTACAAGTTACCAATCTTACCATTAACAACACCACGACCATCTACGAAGTCTGAAGACATGTAGCGATCAACACCCATGATGGCGTTACGTAGCGAAGGAGGAATAACGAAGAAACGTCCGTCCATCGGAGCGTCTGCATCATCCATCTTCTGGATCAGAGCACGGAAAGCACCATCAGTAAATGCGTTAACGTCACCAGTACCGTCAATGTCATAAGCTTCCAAAGCGCCACCAGCAGTGATCTGGAAAGAAGCGCTGTGCGCCCATGAAGAGCCGTTACCGTTACCGAAAGACTTACCAAGGGTAAACAGGTCATCGTCAACTTGCTTAGCAAGAGCGTAACCCGCGTCACCTGTGTAGAACTGACGCAGAGACGAAAGAGCCTGTGCTTCAGTGATGTCTTCGATCAAACGCGAGTATTCAAAGTGCTTGTTAATAGTTACAAGAACTTCAGTCTCAACTGCGTTCTGTACCTGTACAGCTTGGTTTTCCACCTTAGCATTCGCAGTACCACGAGTTGGCTTAGGAATGTGGATGGTGTCGCCTTTCTTACCAGTCATTGACATTTTCTTGACAAGGTTGGCAAGGACTAGGTTTTTCTCATAAGCAGCAATAACCTCATCACTCCAGATCTCTGGAATAAACTTGTCTGCTGAAGTATTATCTACAAAACCACCAGTGGCGGGATAAATTGAAGTAGCCATTAGATTCTCCTAAATGTTAGCTATTTGACCCTCCCCTCTTGATATGCCTTCATGATCTCATCAGATAGGCTTTGGTATCGGTCGGGGTCAGTTTTCATAAGTTTAATAATGTCTGCCCTACGATAAATCTTACGTGACTGTGAGTCAGGATTGCCACGGGCGTTGCCTGTGTTAGCAGCCTTAACTGCTTCTTTCCTTCCTGCCTTCTCTGCCTGTGCAGTTTGCTTTACAGTGGTTTGACGATCTTTCCACAGAGTGAATAGTTCATCAGCCGCTTCGTAGTCATACTGCTGGTCAGCTTGTACAAACAATTGAGTCCTAATCTTAGAGCCTTTAATCCACTCTGCAAACCGATTATCCTGTAGGATCTGTTGCATGTCTGGATGTTTAGCTTGAAGCTGATTTAAAGCCGTAGCTTTCTTGTACTGTTGAGTGTACTGTTCAGCTTCCTTAATCTTAGGATGGTTCTCAATGGCTCTACTTACTGCCTTGTCAGGATCAGTAAAGAAGTCATAATCATCATCTTCGGACTTTTGTGGTGCTTCTTGTTGTTGTGAGAGTTGTGTCTGAATGTAGGAATCTACAACCTTACGTAGCTCACCAACTTCACTGCTTTGTTTACCTAAGAGCTTTTCGGCTTCTTGGTGCATCCGTACAATTTCTTCTACAGATTTACCACGGTATTTGTCAGGTAGATCGTCTTGTGGTTCAGCTTGTTGAGTTTCCTCAGGCTGTTCAAACTGTTCTTCCTGTGTGTCCAGTTCAGTTGTGTCTACGTTATCCTCTAGTTCAGGACGCTCATCTATTAGCTTTGCTGCCATTATTAAACCCCGTGCATTAGCATTATGGAGATTGGTAGTTTGTAGAAGGGCTCTAAGAGTTTACCTTCTGTTCTTGTTTTATCTTCCTTTCACGTTCTCTAGCCCATTTCATAGTAGCTCCTGCAAAGTCACCACTAATTGGGTCTAGTACAGACCTGATTGGAGAGATAACTTTCTTAGCGTCTTTACCGCACTCGCACCTAATAAGTTCGATATCGTCACTAACAAAGTATTCTTTCACATGTCCATCAGGACACTTAAAATCTCTAATCTTCAGCATCAGGCTGATCTTCCTCTTCAGCTTGCTGTTGAGCATTAGCAACCTGCGTCTCAAGATTAAGGATATTAGCCATTACAGCAAGTTGTCCTTTGCGAAAGTAAAGGTCTTGCTCGTCTTTAGTACCTTCTACTGAATTAACACTATTAGCCGAAGCTTGAATGTCTGATAAAAGAATCTTCCATCCTTCTGAACGGAACATGTCATTTAAATCACGAAAGTACTTTTCTGTTTCTGGTGTCATTACTGTTTTTCCTTATGGGACAGTGTTGAAAGTTATTGACTTTACATACTATATATGTTATAGTATAGGTATATTATATCATACTTTTAAGTAAAAGTCAAGTTAATTTTTTGTTATTTTTTCACAGGCTTTTTATTAGTCATTTTTTTACCAGTACGCTTAGCTTCCTTCTTAGCTGCTGCCATACCAGCCTTAGTATATGAATAATGTTTTCCACCGACTTTAGGCATATCTATTTCCTCTTCTTTGCTGTTTTAGCTGCTTGTTTAAAGTTCTTTGCAGTAGGTGCGCCTTTAGATCCAGCCTTACGC